TAGAGTCTTGCAGTTGTGAATGTCATAGATTTGAGGAATAATGAAGGTATATTTTAACGCAAATAACAAGGCAACTCGTGAGGCACTGATAGACTGTGGAGTAAAAAATGTCATGGTTGCTCACAAATATGCTTATGCCAGCATAGACAAATATCGTGACAACTTTGAGTCTCTGTTTGTAGTTGCAGGAGTAAAAGGAGACAAGGAAAAGTATCGTGAATGGCTGATAAAAAACAAGGAAAAATATGACTATGCCACACAGTTTGATATATTCTATGACATGGAAGCCACAATGAAATGCCTGCAAGAGGAAAGAGACATGGGAATAGACTGGACTATACCAGTTTTACAGCAGAATTATTTACAGCATATATCCAGACTTAAGCCAAATAGAGATGACTATGTTTGTCTGGGGGAGATAAAAGGAAAAATAGAAATGGAAGACCAGATAAGAAAACTACCACCGTTAAAATATCACGGACTGGCAAAAGGAAACTTTATCAAAAGAAACAGAATGTTTGAATCAATAGACACGTCAGCATGGATATCAGCCGCAGTATCTAAGAAGACAGAAATATGGATGAATAACAGTACCATCTCAATGTACTTTGGAAACAAAGGAAAGGGAATGGTTTCACAACTTCAATATTACTTGGAAAAATACAAGGACAATATGGACAAGATTGGAATAACAAAACAACAGGTGTTAGATAATGATTATAATGCTCTTTTAAAACTACCTTTTGCTGTTTTATTTATGCCTATGTGTAAATCTTTCAACATATATGATGCAAATTTCAAATAACTTTATAAGTAACTACTACAATTAACTTATGGTTGTCGGGGATTACCACCGTGTTCTACGCGTTGAGTGCGGATCAGCAGTAGCCCTCTTAAACCCGTTCTATCAGGTCGATAGCGAATAAGCACGTAAGACTTATTCCTTCCCTTTTGGGAACAAGTGTAACTTTAAATACTCGTTCTATTAATTTGTTTATATGGCTGATGATATTATAATTAAAGAAGAAAAAGGCAAGATGTTAGGAACAGTAGACAAAAGAAAATCAGTCAGTTCACTCAATGCCGCAAAACATTTACGTTCTGCTGAACTGCCAGCCTTGTGTAACGACTGTATTTACAGGTCTATTGATACAGGGGGCAATGGAAAATGTCCAAAATACGAAGCAGATGCATCATGTGCAATAAGAGAAGACATACAGAAAGTTATAGGAGATATGGATACAAGAGATCCAGAACAGTTGAAAGGCATACTGGATTACTTGGTTAAATTATACACAGAGCAGATATTTGTAGCACTTGGAGAGTCAAAAATGGATGGCAATATTCCAGACAGAAACACCAATGCACAGTTAAACTCATTGCTAAAGATTATCAACACTATGGTTGAATTGTCAGGAAAGGTAGAGATAAAGGAAACCCAGGTATTTGACGAGAAAAACATCATGAAAAGTATATTTAAAGAGATGACGGCAAAGAAATCTATGATGGAAGATGGCTCGAATAAGTGAAGAAGACGTCAAGAAACGTGAAGATTTTGTCAAGACGTTTGTAGAATGTGCTCAGAAACCTTCAGTATTTTCAGATATATTTTTGAATCATAACCTGTTTGATTATAACAAGAAATATGTTGACTGTCTGGACAGGTTTATCGTATACAGAAGCGGTAGACAGGTGGGTAAAACCATGTCAACTGCCGTCAAAGCAATACATTTTGCATTCTTTGCACCTATGTTGTTGGATACTGTAAAGAGAGAATGTACTATTTTGATAGTAGCACCTACACAAAACCAGGCAAGTATCATGTATGACAGAATAAGAGAACTTATTACAGGAAGTGATATGCTTGGAGATTACATAGTAAGAAACACACAGACAGAGATGTGGCTAAGATGGCTTGATGACAAGGGAACTACAAAGATTGTAACAAGGGCAACAGGAGAAACAGGTACAGGATTGAGAGGTTATTCTCCACACGTAATCATAGTGGACGAATGCTCGTTTATCAAGGAAGACATTCTTACCGCACTTTTTCCAGCAGGAGCCGCAACAAGAGCAAGAGTGTGGTTGACTTCTACACCGTTTTCAATGATGGGTTATTTTTACAATGCTTGTACTAATTCAAAAACATTGAACGGAGAACCTGTTTCATCTGATGGTCAGTGGACACAGTTTCATGTAAAGTCTACCGACAACCCTATGATTGCAAACGATCCAGACTATATCAAGTTCTTGGAGAATCAAACCAGGGAAAGTTATGCATTGGAAGTGTTGGGAGAGTTCTTAGAAATAGGTAACGCACTTATTCCACAGAATCTTTTGCAGGATGCAATGACGGATGGAAAGCCTTATGGCGGTGTAAAATATTATGTCGGTGTAGACGTTGCAAGAAGTGGTATGGATGAGACAGTATTCACTGTAATATCTAAGGATGAAAATAACATTGTGTTTGTAGTACATCAGGAAAAAGAAGGTCAGTCAAACATAGTTGATGTTGCAGGAAGAACACAGGAACTTGCAGAGAAATTTCATGCTGAGATGATATATGTGGACGAGACTGGATTGGGTGCTGGATTATATGACTTGTTGGAAGAGAGAGGAGTTGTAGTAAGAGGAGTAGTATTTTCACTAAAGGAGAAGGAATTGATATACAAGAATCTAAGACTGTTGTTTGAACAAAAACGCATAAAGATCGGGGGCAGACAGGAATTAGCAAAACAATTAGGAATGTTAACAAGAGAATACACAGAGACAAAACTAATGAAGATAAAGTCAGATTACAAGGACGACCATGCTGATTCACTTGCTATAGCCTGTCAGGCAGTATCATCTGGAGACCAATGGCACGTCATTAAAATGTCCAAAGAACTACAGGAAACCCTATTCGGTTAATCTTTATATATTAAAATACCAAGTATATACATGGTTGAAGTATCCAAACCTAGACGAAGACCTGCTATAGTCAATCCTGAGACTGGAGAGTCAGGAAAATATCGCAGAGTCCAAGGTAGGCACGTTTTTGAGCCTTCAGCAGAACAGGAAGCCAGTGAAATAGGAGACAAAGAACTAGAAAGATGGGAACATCCTTCGCCTTCATTTAAAGAAAGTGATGAAAAAGACAAGAATACATATGGATATGGTAGACCAAACGACGGTTCTGACCCTAGACCTGATGAAACTTACAGAGGAACCAGAGGAGATGCTGTAGAGAGTGAAACTTATATAGGAACAGGAAGTAAAACAGACATGGATAAACTTGCCGATACCAAGTTAGGAGACAAAATAAAATACTTTGACAATGGTATATCAGGAGATGGAACTGTTGTCAAAATAAGCGGTTCATACATTACATTATTAAAATCAAACGGATATTTTCAAGAAATACACATCAATGATACTTTCCATGTGTCAGAGATTGTAAAAGGCAAGCCTTGGAACAAACTATCCAATGATGAAAGATCAGAGGCTTTGACCAAAGCAAGATGTCCTTTGTCATATATTACAAGAAGTTGGTTAGAAATTCCTGAAGAGGCAAGACAATATATCTCTAAAGTTAACATAGTAAAATCTGACGTAGAAGACGGCAAATATGGAGATGTTCCAACAAACACATTCTTTGATGCAGATGATGACTATGAAGAAGACCACAGATCAGAGCCACAATACAAGATTGACCATTCAAGATCAATGATTGGCGGTGTCTCCGATGCAAAAAAACAGGAAGACTATGACAAAATGATTGCAGAGGAGAAGAAAGGTATTGAAGACATGAACGATAACACTAAGAAAGAATCAATGACCACTGCTACACAAGGCGGATTCAACGAGGTTAACAACTTAAAAAAACCATTAGATGAATGTGAAGAGAAAAACATGGACAATTTCATTAAACCAGATAAGAAAAAATCTGGAGTTCCAGAGTCATCACACAATGATTATTGGACACGCTACACAAAGTCTTAAATAGTACCCTTTTTATAGTTAAGCGTTGAAAAATAATAAGGTTTTTTATTGCATAGAATGTAATTCAGAACTGCCGTCCAGATATAAGGGAAGACAAAGAATTTATTGTGGTAATCTTTGTAGAAAAGCATACACCACAAAACATCCAAAGGTAAAGAAAGATGAAGTATAAATGTAGAGACTGTGAATTTTCAGTTGACATGGACTATGTTGCAACAGAGAATTTTAAAAAAATAATTGATCATGAAAAGGAGCATAAAAATGGATAAGGCACATGAGAAAATGTGGCTGTCCACCAAAGAATATTATGAGGAACTTTTACAATCTGATGCTTCTGACCTCGAAAAATCCTGGTATGAAAGACGTATAAAGTCATGTGAAAACCTCCTAACAACGTTCAGTTCTTAAAAAAGTATATAACAATCAAGTAGTTATATATGAT